CGCTCCACGACGATGACTGAGTCATCGCCATCAAATACGAAATCGAACTTCTGGATTCCGCATTGTCTCAACCAAACCGTGATCATCCCCCATTGCAAGACGTTGTTACCTAACGCCGTGTTCATGTCTCCGCTCATGCGGCCGCCTTCCAACTTGTACTTTAGCCCAGTTCTACTGTAGGCCACATTGCTCAGCTGCATCCTCAGCATATCTGCTAGCTTTGCATCAGAGCACCAAGAGTTGTAAAAATGATGCTCACATCTCAAGAGTTCTTTCGAGACATGGGCATCAAATCTAGAGCAATCGAGCTCCAGGTATGCGGGATTGGCATACTTCTGTATGATGTCAGACATGATCCCTCCTTTCTCCACATGTGTCTTGCCCTTAGTTGCTCCAGGAGTGCACAAGTAAAAAGTGCGCTCCATAGCTAAGGTGTACCGTGCAAGAGCCGCGGAGTACACAATTCCTCTAAATTGTATAGCTCTCGGATCCTTTGTTAATTTTGTTTCGAGGGCGGGGATGGGTAGTTTCTCTGCCTTAACGAACATCGTAATTTTCGCATCACGTCGTTCTAAAGGTCGGTACTGCAACTCACGGTATGCAGTCTGATATAGCTTCCCCTTGGGTGTGTTAGCTCCATAGTAGTTAACCACCGTCTCTGGGGACCAGGGTAAGGGCTTGCCCATCCTCGTTGGAGTGTTGATGGACGTTTCCCGGCCTAGGATTAAGTCTCTCGCCTTCTGGGAGAATAGCTCTCGGAGCTTCATGAGTCCTTCTTCGGAAGGACCTGGCACCTCGAAGGCTACCCTATTCCTAAACGCTATATATTCATTGTGTGCGCATGCCCGGTCGACATAGATCTCAACATCATCTACGTCAAGCACATCAATGGGAAGTTTGTAGAGTCTTGCCTTCTCTTCGCACGCTGCCCAATCAGGGGAACGTACCTCCACCGCTTCTGGCCGCATCTTCTTCAAGGTTTGACCAGCGTGACAGATCGATGCCACGGGTGGGAGGACGCTGATTGGGCCCCTTTACTTGGTTTTAAGTTGCTGCGCCCTGAACAGCGGGATCATGTCCCTCAAACTGGGAGCGTAGCCTTTCCTAAATAAGGAGAACCTCTTGGAGAGGTCTCCTTCGCGCATAAGCGCACCACTGGCTCTAAGACCCCTCAGGATCTCAGGGCGTGCGAGAAACTCAGCGATGTGAGCGTCAGCTCTAGTATCGCCAATGGCGGTAGCCACCACTTTAGCAAGCGTTTCTGCGCTAATGCCCTTATAGTTGGGATCTCCATCAATAAGGGCCTTGGCCTTACGGATCGCGTAGTCCAAGGTGGTGGTGGAATCCTTGGGACGACCAAGAAGTTCCACGCCGAGTTTCTGGATGAGCTCTTCCTGCCCATCCTTAAGAATGGGAGCAGCGACGGCCACTGCCCCTTCAAGCGCTTCGAGCGCATACATCATCTTACGCTCTTTCTTCAAGAAAGTGCGAGAGACGCTTTCTTCGCCCCTTTTCCCGGAGCATAACTCACACCAATAGTCGTCCATTGGCTGGAGCTCCTTCATGCATTGCGTGCATTTGTATTTGGGGCAACGAGGGGTGACCCTCGGGCCAGCGGGGACTGGCTCTTTAGCTTTGGGGGGTTTGGGCCCTTTAGCCTTAGGGAGCGCCTTCTCCCTCTTTGGTTTGCCTTTCGCCCTTCTGGGCGAACTAGTCTCGTTCTGAGAGGCTGGCTTAGCAACCGGTCGAGGTTGCTTGGCAGCCTTAGAGGCCGCCTTGTGAGGGCGCTGCTTAGTAGGCCCTTCCACCCATGCCTCTTTCGGAGAGGCAGGCTTAGCAACCGCTCGGGGTTGCTTGGCAGCCTTAATGGCCGCCTTGTGAGGACACGCCTTAGCGGTATGCCCTTCTTGCCTGCAGACAAAACAGGCCCCTTTCCGAGGACACTTGGACAAAGGGTGTCCTGGCGTGGCGCCACATGCTCTGCATGTAGAAGCTCGCTTCGTGCGTCGCTTCTTGGAGCGGCTTGGTTTCTTTCCCTTAGCCTGGGCTTGGGCCCCGTTGGAGACAGGGACATCTCCAACGTTTCTCCTAGCGGCCACTTGTTGGGGAGCGTTCGCCCTTGGGCTACC